AAACACATATAGAATGTATAGAAGTAAGTTCTATAAAGAGTATGGTGAATTGGTAATATGTCATGATGGTGGTAGATACTGGCGAAAAGAAATATTTCCAGAATATAAAGCAAACCGAGCCAAATTAAAAAAAAATTCTGATGTTGATTGGGAAAGAGTACACCATATAATGAATATGATATATGATGAAGTTGCTGAAAATCTTCCTTATAAGAATATAAAAATTAAAAAAATTGAAGCAGATGATATCATTGCTGTTATATGTGAAAAATGTCACGATAAAGAAAAGATTCTTATAGTTTCTAATGACAAAGATTTTCAACAACTGCAAAGATTTTCAAATGTTAGACAATTCAGCCCAATTAAAAAACAATTTTTAGATTGTGATGATCCGCAGGAGTTTCTTACATATCATATATTAAAGGGAGACTCTTCGGATGGAATACCAAACATTTTATCCGATGATGATTCATTCGTAAATGAAGATAAAAGACAAAAACCATGCGGGGAGAAAAGAATATCTAAAATGAAAGAGAATTTATCAGAATGGGTTTCTACAGAAAACTGGAATAGAAATCAAGCACTTATAGATATGAGTAAAATACCAGATAATATAAGAGAACTAATAACTGATGAATTTAATAAAGAACCGAAAGCAGATAGGAGTAATATATTAAATTACTTCATTGATAAGAAACTTAAAAATTTAATGGTCAGTATAGAGGAGTTTTAGAAAGTGGCCGAAAAAAAGAATAAGAAAAATCGTTATAATGAATATGAAGACTATGTGGATATGAATCGCGGTGGTCAAAGAAAGCAACAAAGAAAAAATAAAAGACGCAATGAGAAGAAATATCTTAAAGATGTGGAACGAGGCGACATTGATGCAGACGATTATCAAGATTATATGGAATCAGGATGGTAAAGTTATTGATTTTGAATTGAAGTGAGTGTATAATTACACTGTCTATTTTATGGAGATTATATTATGACAACACAAACTGCTATCAGTTTATCACAGAGAACTCTTAATATTCTTAAGAATTTTTCTACGATTAATTCAAACATTCTTGTAAAACCGGGTAATAAATTAGTTACAATTTCACCCATCAAGAATGTAATGGCGGAAGCAACCATTGAAGAAGATTTTGACATAGAATTTGGAATCTGGGATTTGAGCAAATTTCTTGGAACGGTTTCTTTGTTTAATAAACCAGAGTTTGAATTTCATGAAAAGTTTGTCGTTATTAGAGATGAAAAGAAGAAGACAGAAGTAACGTATCATTATTCTGAACCAAGACTTCTCACTACCGTTAATAAAGAAATTAACATGCCAGAATCGGTAGTTGATTGTACAATCACTCAAGATATTTTGAATGATATTTTAAGAGCATCATCTGTTCTGCAAGTAAACGATATTGCAATTCGTCCAAATGATGATTCTCTTGAGATTGTTGCTCTTGACAAAACGGACGTTACAACAAATAATTATTCCATTGATCTTGGAGATATTCCTTCCCACGACGATTTTAATTTTTACTTCAAGGCAGAAAATCTTAAGATGTTGCCTGGAGATTATGATGTTAAAATTACAGACAAAGTAATTAGTCAATTCAAGAAGGTAAACGATGATCTGACATATTGGATCGCTCTTGAATCTGATTCCCAATACGGAGGTTGATTCATGAATACATTAGTGACAGGTGGTAGTGGACTTGTAGGTTCCGCAATTGAATCTAATTTTAAACCTCCAAGTGAATATGTAAACTTGATGCATGTGGAAGATATCATTAGATATATTACACGGAACAAAATTGATTCAATCATACATTGCGCCGCAAAGGTCGGAGGTATTAAAGCAAACTCCGAACATCTTGGAGAATTTTTCTACAAGAATATCATAATGAATTCTAACCTTCTTCATGCTGCACACACATGTAATGTGAAGAAGGTAGTTTCTTTTATGTCAACTTGTGTGTTTCCCGATGACGTAGAGTATCCGCTCACACCATGTCAAATTCATATGGGAGAACCACACCCTTCTAATTATGCATATGCGTATGCAAAAAGAATGTTAGAAGTCCAGAGTAGGGCATATAGAGACCAGCATGGTAGTAATTTTGTCACAGTGATTCCCTGCAACATCTACGGTCCAAATGATAATTTTAATTTGGAGTCTGGGCATGTAATTCCCTCTCTCATCCATAAATGTTATTTAGCAAAAGAGAACAATACAGATTTTGAAATTTGGGGAACCGGGAAGGCATATCGTGAATTTATTTACTCAAAAGATGTTGCATATATAACTCAATGGGTATTAGAAAATTATGACGACACAGAACCTCTAATTATTTCTCCCGATGAAGAAATCTGTATTGCAACAATTGCACAAGAGATTGCATGGAGAATGGAATTTGAGGGCAGTATTGTTTATAATGGTATGAGAGATGGTCAACTAAAGAAACCTTCAAACAATATGACTCTGAAACATCTGTTGCCCGATTATAAGTTTGTTTCTATTGAAATGGGTTTACAAAAAACTATCGATTGGTTTGTGAAAAATTATGATAAGGCGAGAAAGTAATGGTAAAAACAGTTTTTTGTGATTTGGATGGGACTTTAGTAGAACAGCCTAACGATATAACACTTCTAGCATCACCAGACCATGAATTAAAACTCTTGCCAGGAGTCAAAGAGTTTCTTCATAACATTGATTCTAAAAGACATCATTTGGTGATTACCACCGGAAGAAAAGAAAGTTTAAGATCTGCAACAATTAAACAACTCGAAAGAGTTGGAATATGGTATGATCAGTTAATCATGGGTTTTGGTGGAAGCGAAAGAGTTATTATTAATAACACAAAATGGAACAGTGATGAGCCTACTGCTCATGCAGTAACTGTAAAAATAAACGAAGGCCTTCTTAATCATGATTTCTTGGAGAGTTTCTTATGAAAAAGGCATTAATTACAGGAATTAACGGACAAGATGGTTCTTATCTTGCCGAGTTTCTTTTAGAGAAGGGATATGAGGTTCATGGTATTCTCAAGAGAAATTCGGTAGCAGAGAATCAAACTGCAAGATTGGATAATGTTTTTGAGAAGTTACACCTGTATTATGGCGATTTGAGTGATTTATCATCGCTGATAAGTACTCTACAAAAAGTTCAACCAGACGAAGTATATAATTTAGCGGCACAATCACACGTTCGTATCAGTTTTGATATTCCGATTTACACTGCTACCGTCACCGGACTTGGTGTGTTGAATATGTTTGAAGCGTGTCGCCTTGTCTGCCCCGGCGCTAAAATATATCAAGCATCTTCTTCTGAAATGTTTGGTAACTGTATAGATGATGACGGATATCAAAGGGAAACTACACCAATGCGTCCTGTAAGTCCTTATGGTTGTGCGAAGGTATTTGCTTATAACATTGCAAGAAATTATCGTCATTCTTATGACATGTTTATATCAAATGGTATTTTATTCAATCATGAGTCGCCCAGGCGAGGCTCTAATTTTGTAACGAGTAAAGTGGTTAAGGGTGCATGTGCAATTAAAATGGGAGAACAAAAAGAACTGCGAATGGGAAATCTTGACGCAAGCCGGGATTGGGGCCATGCAAAAGATTATGTTGAGGGGATGTGGATGATTCTTCAGCATAACCATGCAGATGATTTTACCTGTGCAACTGGAATCTCTCATACTGTTCGTGATCTTTGTAGATATACGTTTGATACTCTTGATATGAATTATGAAGATTATGTTGTTCTTGACGAAAAGTATCTTCGTCCAGAAGAATTAGAAGATTTAAAAGGTGATTCCACAAAACTCCGAGAAGAGTTGGGTTGGAAGCCTAAATATTCTTTTGAGATTATGATCAATGAAATGATTGACGAAGAACTCTGGAACACTTATAATGTGTCTTTGGAGGATATTATATGAATGATGCGAAAGAATATCTTTGGGTAGAGAAGTATCGCCCAAAGACAATTAAAGAGTGTATTCTTCCAGAGTCTATTAAATCTACCTTTCAGAACATGGTAGATTCTGGTGAATCTCAAAATCTTCTTTTATCGGGGGGTGCGGGTTGCGGTAAAACCACCATTGCGAAGGCTCTTTGTAATGAGTTGGATACCGATTATATTATGATTAATTGTTCAGAGGATGGAAACATTGACACACTCCGAACAAAGATTCGTAATTTTGCCAGTACTGTTTCTTTATCCGGTAGTAAGAAGGTTGTGATTTTAGATGAATTTGATTATTCAAATGCACAGTCAACACAACCTGCACTTCGTGGTTTTATTGAAGAGTTTAGCAATAACTGTAGATTCATTCTTACTTGTAATTTCAAGAACCGAATTATTGAACCTTTGCACTCAAGATGCACTAATGTAAATTTCTCTGTACCAAAGAAGGAGAAACCCAAATTAGCATCTCAGTTTATGGATCGTGTGAAGTATGTCCTTGATGGTGAAGGAATACCATACGAAGAGAAGGTTCTTGCAGAATTGATTCTAAAACATTTCCCAGACTTTCGTAGGGTATTGAATGAGTTACAGAGATACTCAATTGCTGGAAGCATTGATGTGGGTATTCTTACACAAATTGGTGAGATACACATTAAAGATCTGGTGGATTATATGAAGAAGAAAGATTTTACCAATGCAAGAAAGTGGGCTGTTGATAACTTAGACAATTCTCCGTCTGAGTTGTTTCGTAAGGTTTATGATGGATTGTATGATCATTTAACACCATCCTCTATTCCCCAAGCAGTTTTGATTCTTGCAGAATATCAGTATAAGGCTGCATTCGTAGCAGACCAAGAAATTAATTTAGTGGCATGTATTGTCGAACTTATGATGGGATGTGAATTCAAATGAAAAAACTAAAAGCAGAAGGTGATCACTTAATTCTTGAGAAAATTGATTATGATAAAGAAACACAAACAGCGAGTGGACTTTATATTAAGAAGAGCCAGGTTCTAGATGGTTCTTATGCTGAAGCAAAGATCATATCAATGGGTAGGGGACTCCCCATTTCCAACGGGGATATTCCAGAAGTAGAATATAAAGAGGGAGACACAATCCTGTATGATGCAAGATCAAGAATAGGTATTCATGCAGATTATGATATAATCCGAAGAGAGCATGTGATTGCTGTGGTATGCGATGAAACTGACTGAGTATCTTAACGCTATAAACTATACAAAAGAACCTCTCATGGACACAGAGGATGAGCAAGTAGAGAAGCAATATGTGCCTTATGTTATTAATCGTTGCTTCTCATATTTTATAGATACAGTTCTTCATGCAAATGAGATGAATCAAGTTTCATCTTGTGATAAAAAAATGCAATTTGATTATTATCAAGGAGCAATTCGCAAGAGAAAGAGATTCAGTGAGTGGCTTAAGAACGAAATCAGCGACGATTTTGGTGTAGTAAAAG